AAAGGGGGTACACCAACCCTCTCGGGAGGCACTTTCCTGGGCCCTAATGTCACATCAAATTCTCATGATGTAATCCCTGTGTTAGGGATTTTTCATAATAAGTTATTATTTATTTTTTGTCAAGCATTCCCAGACACTTCTTCAACTGCCTCTTCAGGTTCGGGAAGCACTACACCAACCTGCTGAAGGTATTCAATAGCACCCTGAACCTTAAGAAAAAGTTCTCTTTTATTTGTAATTTGAGCATTTAAATTTTCCATTTCTTGGCCTAGAGTTTGGCGCTGTTGAAGAAGATTTGTAAGATGTTCTTGTTGTTCAGTCATTTTAGTTAAAAGAATAATTCTTATTATAGCACATAATTTCATAAATATTTCTAGTCCTATAAAATAGAAAAATGAAAAGACTTCTATTAGCCTTTTCGTTATTCTTTATTACTCCTATTAATGCCGCTGAGATTACATCTAGAATTACTGACTCTGTTCAACTAAACGTTCAGGGTGCTGCGGTGCAATCAACTCGAATTGGAGCATCATACTCTACTTCTGGAACAAACGTTCAATTTAGTGGATCAAATACAAGTTTTGGTCTGGGTAGCAATGGAACATATAATGATGCTACTCCATCTATCAATACAGCAGGTCAAGCATTTAGTTATTCCGAAACTTTTAATGCTGCAGATACAGCAGTCACCTCTCAGTCGGTTAGTGCTGGTGTGATTGGTTCTCCTAATCTCTATGGAGATAGTGTAACGCAAGTTGGTGGTGATAAAGGTTCTCTCGCTGGCACCCTATCCCCAACTGGTGTTCCTACTGTTACTGCTGGTGGTGCTGGAACTACAGCAACTGGTCAACGTAGCGTAGAGTTGAGCGTATTTAAATGAAATATATCCTAGCGGGATTATTCCTGCTAGGGTTTTCTCAACCTGCCCTAGCGGAAGCAGTAGTTCCCAATTTTACTAGGGGCACTATTACTGCAACAACAGAAACAACTACAAAGATTGTAGAAGCAATTCACCAAGTTGAATATACAACTGGCACATCATATACTGTGACTGGAACTAATATTAACATTCCTGACACTCCACAACAAGGAGCAAATTACACTATCCAAACCCAAGGTGCTCCCTTCCAGTTCAGCGAAACTTATCTCGGACCTGGAGTGGCTAAAGAAACATGGATAGATCGAACTACAGAACAAAAATCTACCACAAACTCTATATCTGTCTTTACGCAGTAGGTTTGTATGTATCACCTGTGCTGGCTCAAACAGCTCCTAGTAATACTAATATTGCTGGTCCTAGTGCTAGTGCTACTGGAAACGTTACAAACCAAGCAGTCCAAGTTCTCCAAGGGCCGTATGCTCTTAATACATACGGAGCAGGGGTTAGTTGTCAAGGGCCCACTATGAGTTTTGCTCCATTCATATTGGGCAATATGAATGGTAGTAAAGATCCAGCAACTTACCAATCATATGCTGGCAATGGTGGAATTAGTATGGGATTCAACTTTCCTTTAGATGGTTCTTTACAAGAAATTTGTAAGGAAAGAGCAAGAGTAGAAATCAAAAGACAAAACGCAGAAGCAGATAAAGCACGTTTAGATTTTGAATTAGTTAGATTAATTAAATGTGGCGAAGCAATTAAATCTGGTGTGACATTTCATCCAGAAAGTCCGTATTATAAAATTTGTGCTGACATAGTTGTGAGGTATCCAAATGGATCCTATACGTCCAATAAGTAATTCCAACATCAATATTGGGATTGATGGACCACCTATTATTCCAACAATAGATCCACCAGTCTTTCAATCAACACCACAACCAGTTGTTCGTGGTCTGGCATTACCTGTCTTTCAAGCACCCGATCCTTCTATTAAGTATCCAGTCATCAACGTTCCTACTCAGGAAGAGTTTGATGCTGCTGTGAGAGCAGAGAAACAAAAAGAACAAGAACAGAAAGAAGAAAAATCTAGAGGACTTCCAGATGCTAAACCAGTCCTACCACAGGTCCAAGTTCCTGTTCAAAATACACAAGAAAATCGGAATGTTTCCGATGATGTCCCCAAAACTAATCTAGGAGTGCCTGTAATTGAAGTACCAATCATCGGGGAAGTTCCAGTTCCTCCAAAAGAACAGGTTATACTTGCTGGCACCACTGCTACTGCTTCTGTTGCTGCGGCTCTTATTGGAAAATCTATGGTGGAATGGATGGTAAAGAAAATGAAACCAATAGTTGAACAAATATTCGTAAGAGGTAAGAAACTTCTTAGTAAGGATCTTACCCCATATGAAACACAAATTTATTTTGCTTTTGAAAAATCTGCTTCTCTGAAGAAAGTAAATAAATTACTCAAAAAAGAACAGAAGGCAGAAAAAAAAGAACAATATAAAAAGTTTCACTCAAAGTGATTGCTTCTTACGCTTAGATTCTAGTTCAGCAAAGTTCTTAACTTTTGTACCACCATCATATTCCCAAGCGTATCCTTCAGAAATCATACGATCATTAAGACATACATCATCAACATATAACCTTCCAAGAATTCTTCCATATTTTTCGGTACTATCTGGTAGTTCAGTTTTAACTAATATTTCTTTCTTTCCTTCAAGATTTTTTTTAAGCCATTCTTTAACTTCAAGACCAAGTGCTTTTTCTCTAAGATCAGTTGTTCTGCTCTCTGGGGTATCGATACCAGCAAGACGAATTCGCTTAGTAAGGGAGATATCAAAACCGAGATCGATATCAGCATCAATAGTGTCGCCATCTACTACCTTATGAACTGAGCGTATTCTATAGATATATGGATCTTTGTCTGCCATTTTTCAAAATAATTTAAACTTCTCAGTATTTAGTTTAGGAATAGGTAGCTTCTCAAATGCTTTATTGACTTGCTTCTCTACAACAGCACCAACAAATTGTTCTGGATTGTTGAGAATTGCTTCTGCTTTCTTGTAGGTCATATAAGCACCTACACAAAGAGCACCACTAATGAGAAGACTTGTTGTTGATAGAATCAGTGCTACTTGTTTCATCCTTCATCTCCAAATATGCTAGTCTTAGTATGTAGTAAATTACATAAGCAGTAAATATTAAACCTGTCCCAAGAATCACAATAACACCCCAAGGAATTGCATTCATTCTCTTCCCTCCTGTTTATGTATCCAGACTTTCAATTCTTTTACATATTTTCTTAATATTTCTGCTTGCGATAAGTGCCAAGTGTTTTCAGTTTTGACATATTCCTTGATGTGTTCATCGACAGCATCAAGGCACTTTTTAATTATAGGATTCCAAGGTTCCCGAACGGGAGTATTCCACTCTCTTGGCATAATACCTCATTTTTTCTTACCACCATTTTTTGCTTTTTTTGCGGTAGCATTACCTTGGTTCTGCTTGGAGTTTTTACTTCCAGCAGAACCTTTCTTACCTTTATTTGCTGACTTAGACATTAGACTCCACCTGTACGAGGTTGAACAAATCCTTCATTATCTTCAACTTTAGTTTCTAAAGCTTCCACTCTTGCTTCTAAAGTTTCCGATGTTTCAACGATTGTTGAAACCGATGATTCTGGTGAAACAGGTGGTTCTGGAGGAGATTCTACAAACTCCTCCGTCTTTGGTTTTTCTTTCTTTTCATCTTCCTCATCACCACCCTTTTTCATTGTATTGATGCCAAAAGTAGCAGCAGATGCAGTGAAGACTGTCGCAATAAATGTGGGATCCATTTTAGATAGAGTACCAGCATAACTTGCGGTAAGAAGAGCAGCAGACCAACCCAAAATACATATACGAATTAATTGTCCCATAGCATTTTCGTTTTTCTTGGTAGTCATTGTAGTTTAGTGTGTGAGGTTAACTTTTTTTCCAAGCTTCACCTTCTGCTTTTCTTCTACGAGCAAGACCTGCTTCTACATTAGAACCAGGATTACGGTAGAGATAAAGCGCATCGGGCACCAAATCCCATTCTTTATTCTTCAGGCGTTTAGTAATAGTATTAAAGTTATCGCCACCGTAGAAACCAGCGCCAAGATTATAAGCAAAAGAAAGTAGGGCACCTCTTTTGCCATCAGACATCTCATTCCAGTGAGGAATTTTACGAAGTGCTGGAAGAAAGTGATGCTTAGCCTCCTCAATCAATAGTTCATCTGCTTCTGCTTGAGTGATGCTATCGCCCATCTGGAATGATTTTCCATTCTTGTCTCTGGTTGAACCCCAACCAATTGTGATTGGAAGTCCACCAGAAAGAGGATCAGGATAAGCATTTAATCTACATCCTTCAAACTCTTTGATCAATTTGATGCCCATCATTGGAACATCTCCACCACCTGTTACAGAAGCGACAGCAGTTGGTGCTGATGCTGATGCCGCATTACCCTTTTTTCCTCTATAAATCTCCGCCCAATCAATATTATCTTCTAGATATTTAACTGGAAGATTATCTTCTAACCACTGAACTGCTTTCACATGATTAGGGTTTTTTTCATCATAAAATTTGAAAAAGTTGTGTAGATCAATCCTTGCCATTTGTTCCTCCTATATTTGGAAAGTACATCTTAAACAATTCACTTGCTTCTTTATGTTTACCGCGATTTGTGAGGTCTTTAATCTTTTGCAAAATCTTCCTCTTGAAATTAATCGAAGATTCTTCCCCATCCATCACTACCTCCTGGACACCAGCGGTGCTTAAGCATTGCTTTGGTATAAATGGTTTTCTTACCATTAGTTACTGGACCAGTATAGTTATCATTGCATGAACCATACGGATCATTACAATAGTAACCTTTACCATCTGGTGTTTTACCAATGACTACAACCATGTGACCACCAGTAGGTGCAGATAGAGAACCGCGATGCAAGATACCAATAACGACAGGCTTCCCAGCATCAAGACTTTTATCAATATCAGCAAAAGATAAATTGTAACTAAAGTGAGACTTAACTCCATAAGCTGCCAAAACTCTTGTCTGCACAGCATGGTCAGTTGTATCCCCAATCTCAAATACTTTTTTAACGTATTCGTCATCACCCTTAATAGATCCCGGCTTAATAAAAGCAAGGCACATTGCACACGATGAACTATTACAAGTTCTATGCGCATCTCTATAGTTATCTACTTGATTAAAATATGGAACGTCAAGCACTGCTGGAGTTGGTGGTTTTGTTCGGTAAATACCAATCCAGTCAGTTTCTGAGTCATCTAAAAAATTTACAGGTAAGTTATCCTCTAACCATTGAACTGCCGCTACATGATTTGCATTGTTTTCATCATAATACTTAAAAAAGTTATGAAGATCTAAAGTCATTTTCTTCTCCTATATACGCTAATGAAAAAATATCATGCTCTGGAATATCCGGATTCAACCATTCACTAAATTCAGATTGAATCGCATGAGCATCCTCATAATCTTTTTGTTCACAGTGAAAATGAATACGGTCAATTGCCCAATCATGTGATGATCGAAGAGTCTTTTCCAAAGTTTCCATAATCTTTTCGCATATAGCGTCCTAGAATATTACTATTGTAGTACGCTGGAATTCCATTGTCAAGAGACTCTCTCAACACATTATTTAGGAAAAGTTGTTTTGTCTCTTCATAATTACACTCGCCTTTTGTGTTATGGAGACTTAATATTTTTCTTTCAAAACATTCTTTACCATATTTTTTAACGTCTTCTTTAAGTTCTGGGCAAGATCCATAATATTTTTTCCAATCTGATTCTTGTTTTACTTTTCTCTTCTTTCCTGGTGGA